CGGCGTTGTTCCGGGCGTTGTTGCCGTTCCTCCCACCCTTCTTCTGCTTCTTCTTCTGGAGTGGTCGTCTGTTCCCATTGCGTCCGTTCTTTCTTGATCGGAACATCTTCATCAATTATTTGGGTCTCAATTGAGATCAAGATAATTAAGATAATGGTAGCCTACGATTTATTTCTTCGCAAGATGGCGACGTATTGTTTTTCCCTAAACAGACATCGTTATGTTTAGTTACATTTACATTTTGTAATTGAACAGAAAGCTCCGTAGCCATTTCTGCTCTTTTTGTCCAAGCAGATTTGTTAAAAATACAGGGACGGGGTGAGCGTCATCAGTTGACCCCCCAGATGTACAGGAAATGTAATATCGATGTCTCCCTTCCATCCCATGAAGTTTAGATGTTTCACAATGTGACGTCTGTAGTCACGTTGCTTTTCTTGAAACGCTAATTCTTCAAGGGTTGGGGGGCGTATATATAATGAGTCCCTTGCTGGCTCAATATTAGTAGAATCGGGTTTTTTCCAAACCATTTCATATGGAAAATCAAATGGTCTGAGGATATTTCTCGCATTTTTGTACGATAAATGGACCTCACTCCATACCCTGTTCCTCGGCTTTTTAATCTCATAAGTGGGTTTGTCACTAGACAAAACCGCTTGGAAATTGAGTAGTTCCGGTGCGACAGCAATGTCGACTTGAGTTTGAATATTACGATACTCAAAACCGGTTTCAGCCGTTACCAATGGTCCTTTTTGGTGTAAGTCAAAAAGGCCAAAAACTCTCCGTTGTGATTTCTTCTTTGTCACAACGTCTTCTTGGATCACGATTCGTTCGAATCCGGATCTCACCTTGTTGTCTTGGTAGGTTCCCTTCTTCTTTACATATGATTCCAAACTGATCCTAGCAAGGACCTGTTGGTAGTGTGTAAAGTGAATGGACTCTCGAAGCGTGTCAGGGCACTCCACACCCACACCCCCCAAACGCTGACTAGCAAACAGGTTGAATAACCCGTTAGCTGTGAGCTTATAAATGGGTTCTTTCCAATAGTGTTTGATTCTCCGGAACATCCGGATAGGATCATTGCAGTCGGAAAGAATCTGCGAAAGTTTCGCGCTATCAGGTAACAAGGCAAAATTTTGCCTCTCTGGTACACGCGCGGGACCTCTCGCATGGGCGAGTAAAGCTCCAGTTGCTGGGAACTTGAGCTTGGTGAAAGAGGAACCACCTCTATGCATAAACCCCTGAGAGTTTATCGTGACGAAGTCACGTGACACGTAGTTCTTTCCAAGGGAAAGCTTAAAGCCGGCGATTGTAATCCATTTTTTCCAGACCTCGTAGAATACGAGGTTTGTCATAAAACAGATATCGTCTCCGTTCACCAGAACGGGTAAATCTTTAAGCTCGAACTTCTTCCCGGTGTATTCCTCCAAAGCTGTCCAATACGCGACCAGATTTATGGCGCATAAGACAGGAAAGGAGAGAATACTCCCCATGAGTTGACCGTTTTCCATCTTGAAGGAACTCAGGTCTTTCCCTTGTTTAGCCGCAAGCTTTTCAAGTTTCGGTGGATAACTAATGGTATGCGGACCAAGCACTTTAAGAGCTATGTCTCTCTCGCGCATGGACCGTATACAATTCCACCTACCCTTGGTTTGGTCGCCTTTCTCAATCACATCTAACATTGCATTTAGTGCAGTCTGATTGGTCTCTAAAGAGAGATTGTCTGTAGCGGCTTTATAATCCCCAGAGACCCAGTAATCAAATTTCTCCTCACCTTGAGGAAGCATTTGATTAATGGGTTGGGTCTTTGTAAAGACCGAGTACAGATGTGATGAGTCGCATACCTGAGTTGTCAAGGCCAGTGCCTCGACATTCTTTAACGATTTGTTAAATATCTCTTTCTGCAGGTTTTGTGCGAACCAGTATGGCAAGGCCTCACCCTTGGTGATGACCCTGCACTTCAATGGCTCGAGACAAAGCGCGACGACAGCTTTAAGCTCAGGAGATTTAGCTGAATCGATGCATGCATCAATTAACAGCCGGTCGTATGCCGGAACCGGAGGAGCCTCTCGGCGTATAATGTTTTTGTATACGCTCGGACCTATGTCGTACATGTCGAGGAGTTCTTCTCCACCGACATTGCTTGACTCCTCGAATTTGTCTGTCATTATGAAACGACGGACCGCACCCGCACGTCCTCCTTGACTCCGCTTGGATTCAACCGACGCATGGGTACCCGGATTCCGGACACTTCTCCTTATGAACAATTGTTTCTTATCCCCCCCGAAGATCTTCTCGAACTTCTCCGGGTCTAACCTCTCCGCAGAGGGAGGCGTGGGATTTGACAACGAGTGTTTGTGATCGAGACAGCTCTGGAGCTGAAACTCGTCACCCACCGGTGCACAGCCGCGTTTCACACCCTGTAAAATGGCATGAAACACAACTGCGGCTCGAATGGAGGAATTCTTGTTATTCCCCTTTGTGCCCGCATCTACTTTTCGGGTAGTGCGGGAGACGAGCAGATTTTTTATGTGGGTACGAAGTCCCCCCATGAATGGTATAAACTTATACCGCGCATAACCCTGCATCCTGTCGACCGCGATGGTCAACACGGAGGGTATGGCATCTTCAATGTGAGGGTCCCGTATCCACGCAGCCATGAAGTAGGCTGTCCAGTATTTTAACACTTTTTGCCTCTCGAGGCCACCTCTGCACTTCAAGAGGATGCTAAATACTGGATCATAATTCGTCACACGAAACTTGTGAAAAAGGTCATCACAGTCGGAGGTTGTCTCGACAAATGACCTAATAAAGTACAATGCGTCTTTCCAGAAATCGAAATTGATTTTGGAACGCAATGTAACACAATTTTCGTGGTACCCCAGATGTATTTCTCGGATGAGAAAGCCCAGAGGGTGTTCAGGATTACGGAAGTAATCCAACACCAATTCGGGTTGACTCAACTTTTCAACGAGAAATACACCTATCCCTGTACCGTTACAGGATAGGCTGGCACACAACTCATCAACAAGGGTGAGGGCGCAGATGCGCACCTTACCCGTGTTCTTTATCTTTGTCACCATACAATTTTTC